TCCTTAATTAATTCCGGATCACATGTCTCCAAATCAATGGCAACCTTGTTGTGCGTGCTCAGATCTGGGAAGGTAGTAGGTGCCACCCATTCTGAATTAATCTCCTTGAACATATCTCTCATCATTTATTCGTCTCCTTGTTTAATTTTTTAATGTGTTTCCTGGTTATTTCTCCCTTTATGTCCCCCTTGGATTTAGGATACTTATCCTCAAGTAATAGTTCGGCATAGTGGATAACTTTTTCCACATCCTGTCTTCCTCCCTTGATGCTGTGCCTGGTGATATACTTGACAATGTTTCCTTCATACCATCCAAGATTGTTCTTGACGATGTAATGGCTGGGTTGAATTGCCATTCTCTTGTAATGATCCCCTCCTATCTGTTTCTTATGCGCACTCATATTATAAATCCTCCATATCTCTGCGGTTGAACTATATGTAGTGCTTCCCTTGCGCGTGTAGCCCCTACATAGAACACACGGGATTCATCGTCCGAATTCACTTCCATAGCTTCCTGTGCTTTTCGTGGCAGGTCCGTAAGAAGCATTACATTATCCGCTTCCCCACCTTTGGCGCCGTGAATGGTGCTCAAGTTGATTTTTGCCTCGGTGTCACCTGAATTGTTTCTAAGCTCTATAGCTCTTAAAAATTCCTTGTCCCTATTTCCAACCCTGTCAAAGGCCACGTCCCAAGGACGTCCTGCAACCAGTAATCCATGTTGCATGACCAGCTCTTCTATTTCATATTTCTCCTTATCGGCCGTCTTCAGGTGCTTGAATCCCCTTTCAATTCCCACTTCCGCGGCCATATAAGAATAAATGGACCTGACTTCCGGCAAATCTATATATTCTCCCTCATTTAATCTCTTCCATGCGTCAACTGCATTCAATAGCTTCTGCGATATGGGGAGCTGATTATTTCTCTTATATAATAGTCCTTGTAATCTTACATCTCGTTCAATTTCGTCCAACAGATACTGTGTTCTTGCCATCACTAGCCATGTGCCACTGTCCTTTAGATTAACACTCTCCGGATAGGAATGATATTGTAATAGGCCTTGTTTATTTGTTCCTCGCCAACTCTTTGGTCTTCTATTCCTAACCCTTCCAATAATTTCTTGTGATAAATTTTGCACAACTCTGGGACACCTATAGGATTGGGTAAGAACTTCAGTTTCTCCTGGCATACTAATTAGATGCTCCACGTCAGCTCCGGCCCATCTATAGATAGCCTGATCATCATCGCCACTTATGTAAATTTGTTTTACATCTTGAGCGATCTTATCAATCATTCTCCATTGCAGCCGGCATAGATCCTGTGCCTCATCAACGAATACCACTTCCAGTTTAGGAACTGGACCTGAATTGAGATAAAGCTCAATCATATCCGTAAAGTCATGTAATTCTTTCTTCTTCTTGAATTCCTCCAATGCCCTCTTCGCTCTTAACAATGCGTGCCAGGAAACATCTTGCAAATTGGAACTGTTGTAATGATGCTCCAACTCCAGGCATTTCATTCTGGCAAGATTAACTTCATTTATCAGTACGTTATCCGTTGTGAATACTCCTCCGGACTCAATATCATCAGTGACAAATCCTAGATCCATGCCGAATGCCTGTGCAAACTCCTTGTAATTATCCCTTGACATCACCTCTGACTTGGTCATTCCAAGTTGATGGAACGCAAAGGAATGCAGTGTCCTGAAATAAGGAAGATGCTGCTCTTCCAGGTTAAACTTTTTCATTGCCCTGTCACGGGCCTCGTTCGCCGCCTTCTTGGTGAACGCAACAAACGCAATCCTATCCGGCGGTGTTCCCTTGGCCAGTTCCTGCTCCACAAGCTCCAAAAGGTTGTGTGTCTTTCCCGTTCCAGGAGGTCCCAGTATTATTTTAGTCTTTTCCATTCATCTCCTCATATACTTCTATTATTCGTTTACAATCATCAGGTGTAACACCATGCTTTCTATTATTAAATTCCCATGAGCAAAAGACAATATTCCCTTCTTCATAAGGAAGCCTAGGATCTATACGATCAACTGATAGATTAGTAGGTCTGCTTGGTTTCCAACCTTCCCCAGTTGAACGTTCAGTGGTAAGCTTAACTCCAGTGTATCTGCAGTGAGGGCCATATACTTTTTTATGTTCATTATATAATTCTAAAAGATGATCCCTGCCTTTAAGATTATGAGGAGTTTTTCTAGATTTAATTCCCTGATACAGATTATTAAAATGTCCTTTTTCTGTTTGCACATATCTTAAATCCGTTATATTTCTTTTTGTTTTAGAAAGGGGCACTGTCTACCTCCTTTATGTCAAATTCTGAATTTTGTTGCTGGAAAGCCGGAACGCTCCACACCCTCGTGGTGCGCCCTTTCAAGTTAAACTTATCACTCTTGCCTCCAAGATCATGAAGGCGTGCGACAAGCTGCCCACCGTTATAGTGGGTGAACTTGTTGCGCGTTAGATAATCCTGCAAGTCCTTCAGCCTGAACCATGTTTTTCCTTCCTCCGTCCACGGTCTTCTCATCAATATCTCGTCCCTGTTGAGAGCCTGCGCGCGATCAGTACAAAACTCCTGGAGGCAAGCCTCAAACTGACCGGCGACAGACCCATCACTTGACACCTCAATTTCGAGTGCTTTGTCCATTAAGTTTTGGACTATCTCCTGCCATAGTGATTCCTTCATCTTACGGGGCATTATTCGCAGTATATCCATGCATTTTCTCTGGAATTTGCTCTGGATCTGCAGTTCCTCCGTAGATAACTCTAAGCGGTGCCCATTAACATCCAGGAACCATACACGCGGCATGGACAGCTGGACCGTCAAGGCACCGAATTCTATCGTTGAACCATCCTGCCCAATTCCATGCTTTCTGGTCCGGCATAGCTTTGCATTGCAGTAGGCATTAATTGGTGGCTCCTTGCATCTGTAATTGTAATCTTTTTTCTCCAGTTGTTTCTGGACAATGACAACCTCCTGGGCCACCAATGGTGGTGTCATGTGGCTTCTGTTGTGCTCTTCAAGCAATGTCTTCCAGTTATCCGGATCAAATTTTCTTAAGTAAACTCCAATATTAAACAGCCCGTTGTTCCGTGTTCCCTGTGGAAATCCCTGCGTGCACAGTTGCTGCAGGCATGGTGGGCCGTCCTTTATGACATCTTGCGATACCTGGATTGCAATTTCGTCGGTACCGGCCACTGAATATTTATTGTATAAGGATATGAACTCGCGCAATGTTGCGGCGGTTCCATCATCTTTGTAAGCATATCTTGTTGTATTTTTGGCGTTATAATAAGGAAGATTTAAAAAATTTCCTAAGTCCCCTTTTTCTATTAGTATTGTGGATTGTTTTGGAAATACTTCGACGGAGGAATATCCTAGACCTGAGGCAACCTCTCGCAATTTCTCTCGTATTAATTTGGCGGCTACTGGGTTTTTAAAAAACAGGAATAGGTGAAGACCACCACTCTTTGACCTGCACGGAATAAGAGGAAGTTTAAGTTTTCTAACATCATGAATTATTTTATTATAGTCAATAGGATAAGTATCAATATCAATACAACCCCACTTGGATGTATTATCAGCCATGATAGGAATAATACCCAAAGAAGGGCCTTTGCCACGAAGATGATCGCTCCATAGCTCTTCCGTAACAAGTTTCTTAACAATGTATGATTTTCCCTCCTGCTTACCGTCAGCACGTTTCCCCTCGGATTGGTGCTGACCATAAGCTACGTCAAGCCCTTCAAATATAGATTTGAATTCTTCCACTAGACCTCCAGTTTATGAAAACTACCTTAAAACGGTATGTCTTCGTCGCTTTCTTTTGAGTTTTGTGGAGCCTCTTTTACAGGCTCACCCTCAACGATAGGTTTAGCTTCGACTTCTCCTCTGGATACGGTGGTTGAAAATGATTTAGATTCATTGTAGATATCAGCATCCTCAACCTGCCCGACTTTCTCAACTTGATACCCAAACCAACTGCCACGATCATTGGACTCACTAACAGTAGTAAGCTTGTAGATCATTGCGTATGTTGGTGGAGTAAAACTTCCCGATGGACCTTTAACTTTTTGTGATAGCATCAGGCTGTTCCAACGTCTGCTCTTTTTTAATTGAGTAGATGTCATGCTGATAACAGCTTGCGCCCAACTACCATCTTTTGCTTGAACCATTACATAATGGTAAGCGGTAGTTGCAATGT